AACTTCCCAACAAAAAGCATAATATGGAGTAAGTTCGTTAATGAGTCCTACATTAGTTCCTCTTGTTAAATGCAAAATATATTCAAATAAATGCGATACTAACATTTTAACTTTTCAATATATCAATAGCCCTCCAAAAATTTAAATGCACCTCCCACTCCAATTTTACCAGATTTTCAATATCTAAGTCCCATATTTCGCTGGGATAATTTTTGGGAAATACGAATACTGGTGGTGAGTAAGTCGCTCCAATCTTATTCAAATAATCATAAAAAACTATGTGTTGCCTCCAATTTGTTGTAAAAAATGCTTCAATCGATTCACGATTATTAGGGTCTAAAACAGGTAAAGTATAATAACTTATTACAATGTTTAATCCTTTTGCTTTAGCCAGAGCATTTAACCAATTAGCAATATCCTGATGCTCCAAGGCATGAAAGGAATTATAATCCCTTATTGCCAAAAGGTTGTCTTTTTCTAATATCATGGGTATTCTAAAAGGCATTATGTATACCTCGCACCTAAAGTTCCCTTAACTTTCAAATTTATAAATTCTGTATANACTCCATTNTCTTCNCTTTCAAGGGTTAAATAAAACTGTTTCACTCTAATTCCACGATAATTTTCATTAAGATTTTTATAAACATTTAAGAAAAAATATGGAGTTTGTCCATACATAAAATGCCCATAAGTATTATTAAACAAAAAATCTCCATAAGAATTGTTAAACAAAAGTGAGTTAGAAACAGGATTTAGTTGATTGAAATCAAATTGCAATTCTTTGCTTGTTTCATCATAGATATTACAATTAACAACATTATTACCTCTACCATAAAGATAAATTGTTCTTAAATTATAATAAATTTGGTCAAGGTTAAAGAAGGTTTTTGTTTTAATTTTTATAGGAAAATATTTATCAGAATCGAAGAATTTTATTATATTTGCTCCCTGAATTCCATAAGTTTCTTTCTCAATGGTTGCAAAAGTTGTTAAATTCAAAGGTAAGGAAAACCATTTTTTAAAAAGTAAATTGTAACAACAAATAGTTTTATTATCTGATTCAGGCGAATCTACGATCAGTCCAATATAAGGAATACCATTATAAACAAAATAGTTAATTCCATAAATAGAATCCGTTAAATTACTAATTGCATCATCTATTTTTTCAGGTGCAGTAGCAATGATACTAACCACACCAATAGTTGAGTGGTAATAAATAGTATGTTCATATCTAATCCATTTTCTTATATCTGTAAGCCCATAACCAGAAATAACTTCCGCAAGATACCATTGAGTTGGGTCGTTCGATATAGTTGTTCCGAGAAGTGCAAGGATATTATTATCTGTTAAAATATAAATACTATCTTCTTTGGGAATAAGTCCTAAAATCTTACCAAAACTTCCAATATTAATTGTAATATATCCAGCACCTGATCCAGTATCGAAAGGATTAGTTGCATTTGTGTAATCAGGGTTGGGAACGCTAAAAGTTATTGTTCTATCTTTCCCTATAAAGATCCTACCCTTCCAGTAGCAAATTGCATCTCCTAAAACATTTCTTCCAGTTAGATTATAAACAGTCGTCCCATCAAAAGTAACTAAAAAATTACGAGTAACTACCCAAACTGCTGTATTTCCTTGAAGACCATAATCACAAATGGTATCTGTGGTAGAAAAAGTTCCCGCAGAGACAAAAGAAGAATTTAAAAAGGTTAAATTTATCCCATCAAGAATAGCATGAAAAATATCACTTAAAGCAAAATTAAAATAATCAGAAATTGTTTTAGTATGAGTATACTTTGTAGTAGATTTTAATACACCTTCAATTGCACCCGTAAGTTTAGGTAATCCCTCAATCCATACAGACATTGTTTCAGGAATTGTATATGCATCTTGAGATGTAACAAGACCTTCCCAGGGTGAAAGTAAAATTTCAAAATTCTTAGCAATAGTTTTTGGTTTTTTAGGATTTTTAGCCATTTTAAATTTTTGAAATCCTCATAATATCAAAAAATAATTTACTTTCAAGAAATTCTGAAAGTTCATAATTCTGGTCATTACTTGCAAGTCTTGAAGCAACCAAAACAGCAACAGGTTCAAGATAATTATCCGTAGTAATATCTGTATCCGTATCATCCAGAGTTGTGCTTGTATAAGTTTTTGATGGAAAAGGAACACCATACAAATAGGCACTATAAGCCCTATCTGGACATGGATAAAATCCTACTGTTTTTGTAGGAATAAATGAGTAATTCCAGGGAGGAGCAAAAAATGTGCTTGTAGAGAGTGGAAATCTACCCCAGGGAATAGGAGTTAATAAATACCTGATTGTATTATCCCACTCGAGAAGGACACTATAAAGTTCGAGTAAATCCTTGGTTAAAGTATAACTTGGTGTTTGGGCTACCAGAGATAAAGATATTTCCGTAAAACCTATTTTCCCATGCTTAATAACTTTCCTTCGTGCATAGTTTAAAAAGGTTGCAAGTGTTGCATCAGAAACATAAGTTTCAGTGGGATAAAAACTATCTTTTGCACAATTAATATAGTCTCGTCCTGTCATACATATTAAAACTTACCTTTCTTGAATTCCTTTAAATCAAAAACTTCTTTCTTGGCTTTGATGGCATCAATGTTAAATTCAACCTTCTGGATATAATTATCCCAAACATCGGAATCTGGTAGCCCAAAGATTTGAGGATTATAACGCTTTAATCTGCTGATACATAGATTCATCAAATCCTCATCAACATTAATTCCATACCCAAAATAAAGTTGTGCTACTACATCTGGTAACTCTACAGGCTCATTTATTGGTAATTTATACTCAATACCGCCTGAAAAGAGTATAAGTTCCCTATCGGATGTATTTAAGGCTACAACCATAACATAATCCTCCTCCCTATGCGAAGGTATCCCTGGGATTATTCTCCCAGGGATTTATCCTTCCAAATCCATAATCAATTAGACGTTAGAAACTGCTGGCATATTGGTCAATTTAAAAGAAGCAATTGGAGCATCACTCCAAAGTTGCCCGCCAATAATAATTAGTGCCAGATAAGCCAGTTTCCCTACAATCGTCATATTATACCAGGGAGTTACAACTGAAACATATCCATCCACAAAGTCGAATCTCAAATGATCGAAATTCAAAAAGTAAATGGTAGATTCAGTTAGATATGGATCAGGAAAGATAGGAATCCCCTGAACAATCAATCCTGTTACTTCATACTGCCTGGTTTCTTCAAGTTTCCCTGTATCAGCCACTATGTAACGCTCAATGTTGGTAAAGGACTCTGCAATCTTTTGCCATACTCCATGAGAAGTAAAGGCACAAGTTGGCATTCCCATCGTTGAACATTCATTTTGGAATTTAGCAAGGGCTCTCATCACATAAACAAAAGCAGAAGGAGAGTCAGTCCATAAACTCGTTGCATTGTAGACTTTGGAGTTCCACCAAGTGTAAGTTGACCTTGAAAGGTTACCAAAGTTGGCATTTGTAGTTCCATCATCCACAACGTCTTTGAGCCCATAGAACTTATTAGTATCCTCCGTTCCACTCACTCTTGTCCCAGTAAGATTGGTGGTCAAAGTATCCATTAACCCAATCCAAACAAGAGAAGCCCTTGTCTTAAGATTATTGAAAAGCATGTAGGGATTGCCTGCTTCAAATGCCTTTGCTTCAATATCCGTAACATATAATGTATCCAGAATCATGTTAGCATAGAAAGTAGGCATTTTGGTCAAGTCCACATCAAGAGAAGTTGGAACATTAAATGCCCCATCATACGTTACATATTGAGCATGGCTTACAGGAGTCCCTGCAACTGGCTGGCTGATAAACGGGAAACTCATAGCCTTCACCTCTGCAATCGTAAGGAGTTTACGCATAAGAGGAGAAAGCTTACCTAAANGTTTTGGCTCACAACCAGACTTGGAATACTTCTTGATAATGCGTTCAAAAGATCTCCTGCACCTGTTTCTATAGAGGGAGGAGTGATGCCGTAAGGAACACCGTAATTGAAGGAAGGAACTGTCATTTCTTATTACCTCCTTTTATTATTGGATTTATTGTTTTTAGAAATCTTAACTTCTCTTCTCGCTTGCCTAAAATATGCAAGCTAAAACAATCTTTTCGATTAGGTTTTAATCTTGAATATCTTTGCACTCTGAGAGAAAGATTAAAACCCATACCTGTTAGTAATCCACTAACAAAGATAATCAAATCTTTATTAGTGTTGTGAATTCCCACTTCTGGAGAATTCCCTATAAACCTACAACTACCTTCGCTTTCATAAAATCCTCTTATAAAATTTACCTCATAGCCTTTAATCACCTCCTTTATTTTTTTTAGATTTAAGTCCTTATACCATTTGTAGAATTGCCTTGAATGGGCATAGACTCTCCAAAGGTCATTGGCATTTGGACTTCTTTTTTGAAAATGCTCTTTAGGTTCTAAATAAATACTGGGATGTAACCCAATATTTTTTAGAGCATTAGCAAAAGATTCGGCAAACTCTTTAGATGTAGAACCAAGTCCAATACCATATTTGTAATTTTCTACCCATCCATCACCAAGAAGAACACCTAAAATGTAAGCAAGATCTTTACTTGGCTGAAGATTAACTTTTATTTTCATTATCTTATCTTTTTCATTTTCGTTCTGATAAAGAAGAAATTTGGCTTCACTTTTGCTTCTTTTTTTTATCCCATATTTTCTCATCAGATAATCAACTCCACTGATAGAACATCCTTTTTCTTTTGCAATTTCTTTCATTGACTTTCTTTCAACCAAGTAAAGTTTTTCAAGTTCTTCTTTGGCAAATAGCCTGCTTTCTCTTATTCTATAAGGAGAATTTGCCCATCTCTTTTTTAGAGATTCACTTATCTTTGTTTTTATTTCGGGTGTTTGAGATGGATTCATCTTACTTTTTTCCTGCTGACCTTAAAGCATTCAAGAAGTCTTTCTCAAATGCTTGACTTGGGTTCTTAAGATAGTCTTCTGAAGTCACAGCCTCTCTGAAAGTTTTTGTTCTCCCAAAAACAGGTTCTGCTATTAAAGACCGCCGATAATTACTCGCCGCAATTTCCCAACCCGAAATTGTTGTTGGAACAAGACCCGTGCTTGAAACAAACTCCTGAAATTTCTTAACTTCATCCCCAGTGATACCATACTGATTTAAAACATTCTCAAGTTGTTTCGCATAAGATTTCTTACTTTCCACTTCCTTTTCAGATTTAAGGGTTTCCAATTCTTTTTGAAGTTTTGAAATTTCTTCCTTAGTATACTTTTCGTAAGCTGGGTCTTGGATTTCTAATCCAGCAACTTTGCGAGCAATCTTTTTTAAAGGTTCTCTTAACTCTGGGTCAGCATAGGCTTTCTTTATAACCTCATCATATTCAGTCTTTGCCTTACTGACTTCTTCATATTCTCTTTTTAATCTTTCGTATTCTTTTTGTAACTCCTCAAAATCCCACTCCATAGATTACCTCCCTTTCTTTTTGGAGGGATGTTTTTTGGTTAAAACACCTGTGACCTTCTTATTGAAGCCAATAATAGGGTCTCGGTCAAGGTCAACCAAAAATTTCTTATCCCTCTCCAAATCAACATTTACCTGTTCCCGTGCCTTGCCTGTCTTTAACATCTTTGCTCACCTCCCTTCTTTTAGATTTCACCATTCTTTAATTAAATCTTCTACTGTTTTTCCCTTAGCCTTGGCTTCCTCTTCAAGTCTTTCAAATTTCTTTGCATTGTTTCTATATACCAAAAGTCCCGATACAAAAGCAATTACCAGTGTAATAACCCATAAAATAATGATAAGTAAAGACATTTCTTTTTACCTCCTTTCTAAATAGGATAATCTCCATATAAGAAAACTTCCTTTTCGATTAGTCTACGCTTTAAAAGTCCCTTACTTTTTTTACCCCCTGCGTAGCACCACTTTGGAAACTCCTCTCCTGCTTCGTAGTATTCGCCACGATTTAACTTTTGCCTGAGCGTCGATCTTTGTAAAGAACCAGCCCCAAGATTGAACGTGAAACTAACCAAAGAATCATACTGATTACTTTCAAGGGGAACGCCAATAAGACGCCAAACTGCCCTTTCTGCATTAGCAACATCTCGTAGTAAAATAACCGTAGCCTCGGTCTCAGTAACATTTTGTAAATTTTCTCCAAGACGGATAACATGACCATATCCTATAGTCCGATAGCCTGCTTCACATAAATAGGGAGTCGCACTAAAACCTTCAAACATTTTTATTAACTCTAATCCTTTCTCTGTTAATACCATTTGCTACTTGCATTACCTAATTGTCCAACAGCATATCTCATTGCTCGATTAGTAAACCAGAATGAAGCAACGCCAGCCAGCAATCCCTGATCAAATTCATTCCAGGCAATACTGGTTAGATTAAGTTTATTACCTACATAGGCAATAAAGAGCCAATAAGTAACAAGCGGTCTTACCAGGCCATTAAAAAAGAAGACAATGGCGTCAAAAAACTTAATCCCTGACTTCTGTGGTGGTGCAGCGAATTTGTAGGCAGCCTCTGCTTCGCTGATGTCTCTTTGGACTTTTATTTCTTCAAGACGCTGTTCGCCCGCTACTCTTGTCGCTTCGATTTGAAGTTTCATTACTTCAAGTTCGTGTTTGTGATCTTCCCTTGTTTTGAAGAATTTTACAATTTCGGGAATAATACCAACTATTGCACCAAGTATTGCAGGGATTAAAGCAGCCATATTTGTCTCCTAAATTAGTTTTCTTGCAACCAATTCTCTAAATACCTTAAAAGCAAACTCTATCACCCTTGTTTTATCAACATCCATATAGCGATATCCATTCACCCAGAAACTAAACTCCTTTGTCGCTTCGTGGTATTCTGCAACAATGACGTCTTTGCTTTCTAACTTGCCTACGCCTATAATTTGCTTACCTGGTATGTAACCTAACAAGTAGAAATAATAGGAAGCATCAGAACCTTCAAAAACTAATAAATAGTTACCTTCAGCGTTCGGTGTCGCTTTAAGTGCAAGTTCTTTAGCCTTAGCAAAAGGAGCTGGTATTTCATTTCCTATTGCTATTAATGGTATAATACAAAGTAACAATGTTAAAATAGTTATTTTTTTCATTTTCTTCTGCTTCTTCTTGAAGTTCTTTTCTTTTTTCTCTTCGTTCTTCCTGCGTAGTGTCTCAATTTTTCTTCAGACATAGATTCAGCCATCCTTGCAGCTTCAGGAGAATATGATCTCGGAGTTTGACCACGCTTTATAGACAAAGCTATTCCTGCCAATCTTCTTTGTCTCTCCGACCTTGCAGGCATACTACCTCCTTATTGCATTCTCAATATGTTCAAGCCTTTCGTTGAGTAATCTGAAATTTGCTCTTGTTTCTTCAACGAAAAGTTTGAATGCTTCTTCAGAGGCTTTTTTATTCCCCTTAATTCCATTCAAAAGAAGGTTGCCTATAACAATACCTACCACAGCTACTGCAACGCCACCAACGAAACTATAATCCATCGCAAGCCTCCAGAATTAAGTTCTATTAACTGCCTCCGCAGTAAGGGAAGCAGTAGTAGCACTTGCTGCTGAAATAGTTGGAGCTGCTGCTGTCGTTGCGTTTTGAGTATATGACGCTGCTGTATTTTCAGTATGAGTATGAGCACTCATATCTGTTTTAAGTTCATTTACAAGAGTAACCATCGCATTAT